TTCTCGTTCTGATAGGCGTAGTAAATGTCTGCGTGTCGCCCTCCAGTGATGACATATCCTCCATGTCCTCTGCAATCCACGAAATTAAGTCCGAAATACGATTTTCCAACGTTCCCAACTGCTTCTTGATACCAGTAAACTCTTCTCGGATGAGGTTCTCCATTAAGGATGAGGCTGAGTTCGAATTGCCAGCCTGCTCTTGGGACAAATAATGGTCTTGGCGGAGTTTGATAGAATCTAGTAACTCGACTAACAAAGCGTGGGTACTTTGCAAGGATTGGTCCCCATTCCTCGATCGTTTCCTGTTCGGTAATTGGTCCGAGAGCTGCTCGTCTTACAAAATCAACAATATCGGTTCGTCTACCTTGCGTTTTAGCTTCTCCATAAGTCCATGGTCCTTCAATACGACTTTCCTCCTTTGTGTTATACTCAATACATTCAGCTGCGGTGCCTCTGGCAATCTCGACATGCGAACGTCTTGAAATCAAACTTTTCACAGATGGTAAGCGCTTCTTCTTTGTAAATTGAACGTAACCCTGGTAATGAATAGTTCCAGTTTCGGGTGCTTTCTCCAATTGAAAACAAATAAACCCAATATCATACTCATTTCTCACGTTGACATCTTCCAATCCAGTGAAAAACAGTTTCTCAGCAGCAGTCGGGTTGTTTAAAGTAAATATAAAATTTTTAGCAATCATTTTAACGTAAAATACAGGTTGCCAAAGTCAGTTTAAATAAAAAAAGGAAAAAAATAAATTATTGCGGATTCCGCACATTATCACGCCATTTTAGTTTTAGGGTCCAGAACGCGGTCTAGGCTTTAGGGTCTAGGCCCGCCCGGCGAGGGCCTTTAGGATGCCAGCGCGGCAGCGCTTTTAGGGTCTAGGGTTACATAATGAAAAGGTTAGAGATTTGCGCGGGGAGCGCTTTGAAAAGCAATTTATTAAGCTACTGGTCCAGTGACTGTCGTACGTATCCAATTAGGAGCAGCATTGATGTTATTCAATCCTCCTTGACCCACCAAAGGTTTGTAATGGTAATTCACATGTTTGTAAATTCTTGCGACGGTGTTTCCAGCAACGTATCGGTTAGGTCCTTGTTCAGGGTCAATAATTATCATGAAATATTTAGTTATCCCCTTCACAGCGTATTTTTGATTGAATCTTTGTCCGCGGTAGATAAATCTTGGGCTGTACATTTTGAATGTCTGGTACGCATTAAGCGGGTCGGATGCAGCTGGTATCCGAACTACAGTCTTCTTAAGGATTTTCCAATACTTTCCAAAGTTAGGACAGTCCGTCGGTTCTGTTCCTTTTAACCAAATTTCTCCTTGCGTGCCAGTCGCGTAGTCGTCTACTGTTTCTTGCATAGAACTCCATGCCAAAGCAGGCGTTGCGAACGTATCACTCGAGATATCGGTAGCTGCGACGCATTCGTACAAGTCGAAAATCAAATCTTTAGCGGAATTTGGATTTTGAATAGTCAGTTTTGCGTATCCACGTTGAACGTAAAATACATTATTGTCTCTCGCTTGATTATTGTCGATAGCAATATCAGTGCCAGAAATTCTTGGTTGATATTTCTGCATTTCTTGAGCTGTTACTCCTAGTACTCCAACGAAACCACCCGCAGCAGTCGCGTCCCCATGATTTATCCCCCATTTCCAATCGGCTCCAATGACGATTTGGACTCCACCGGTCAAGCTTGACCCGACGAAATCTAATGTGGCAGCATCCCAACTGGATGGGCTCGACCATGTACCTTGTATAGTATTCATAGCTTGACGAGGTTTGATGACCTTCATAACTTTTCGTTTGAAACGTTTCATTCTTCGACGTTTCTTGTACGGTAGTTTCTTTCGTCGTTTGTACTTGATTGATGTTGCATTTCCTCTCTCACCCATGTCATTGAAGCGGACAGAGTTCCCTGCATTCGTGCTGGTATGTGAAGACTCGATGAAACGTCTTTTATTCGGACGGTAACCTGATCTGCTACTGCTGGAAGAGCCAGCGAAGTAACGTTTAAGACCCTGTTGTGCAGCAAGTCCTGCTATGACTTTAGCTACTACTTTAGCCTGGTCGTTATTTGGTTTAATCGCCATTTGGAAAAAAAAAAGTGTGTCCGAAGTTGATAAGAAGTGGTGGTTTAGTATTACCCACCACTTCGGCAACAAGATGCTTCAAATATCTTTTATTGCCCAGCGATCCGCACTAAGTTTGGATTCGTCTGGTTTAAAGTTAGCAAATACAACTACATGTGGAACAGGAAAACGGTGACAGTTTGTTTCATATTTTGTATTCAAAAAGTAACCATTCTTGAAAGTTTCAACAACTCTGTACGGGAAAGCATCTTCGTTGTCTCTTGCCCAATCAAAAAATACTATTTTCTCGTTCTGATAGGCGTAGTAAATGTCTGCGTGTCGCCCTCCAGTGATGACATATCCTCCATGTCCTCTGCAATCCACGAAATTAAGTCCGAAATACGATTTTCCAACGTTCCCAACTG